GCGCCTGCTGGAGTATATCCTTGAGGTGCGTGATAATCCGGATGCGCGAAATCTCTATGAGATCCTGGGCGTGCTGAGGTTCCTGACGTTCATGCGCCGTTATGTGTTCCGCTGGGATAAGGTGAAACGCTTTGCCGCTTTCCAGGAGTCACTGAAATTTGACGGTCCAAAGGGCAGGCAGAGTTACCGCCTCACTCCTATCCAGTATTTTCAATTTGCCTGGATCATGGGTTTTTACTCATGGAAAGAGACTGGCCCTGCTGCACCTGGTGACACTCTGATTACTGAGACGCGCCGGATACGTGATGGAAAGGTGGCGCAGCTGCTGAGGCTGACACGCAGAGCCATCCTGTTTTTGCCGCGTAAGTTCAGCAAGACTACATCTATGTCAAGTCTTGCGGTGTTTGATCTGCTGGCCGGTGATGACAATGCGCAGGCATACACGGCGGCTAACTCATATAAGCAGGCTAAGATCTGTTTTGATGAGATATCAAAAGTGCTGCTGCCGCTGAATCCGGATAAGCGTTATTTCAAGACTACGCGTGAGACGGTGAAATGGAAACAGGGTAACGGCTTTGGTAAGTTCAGCTTTATTGAGTGCCTGAGCGGTGGTGCTGACTCAAAGGATGGTCTGAACGCGTCACTGGTTATCTTTGATGAGTATGCAGCGGCCAAATACACAAAGGATCACTCTGAGGGAGCGGAACTGCTCCAGGTGCTTGAGTCATCAATGGGTACCAGGCTGGAACCGCTGACGGTGATTATCACTACTGCCAGCCGCGTACCGGATGGACCGTTCTCTGTGGAGCTGGAGAACGCTATGGCTGTGCTGAGAGGTGAGATAAGCAAGGATAACCTTTTTGCATCACTCTTTATGCCTGATGCGTGGGATACGGCAGACAGTTACGGAGATCCTGCGTTGTGGCATAAGGTCAATCCGCATATAGGCACTACGGTCTATGAGTCTTTTTACAGGGATTTCTGGGATGATGCGCAGAATGATGCTGAGAAGATGCTGGAATTTAAGAGCAAGCTGCTGAATGTGTTTACCGCTGCATCGGTCCAGGCGTGGATTAGTGCGGATGAGATACGCAAATTACAGCGTAAGTTCACTCCTATGGAGATGGTGGGCCGTCCGGAGACTATGGTTGCTCTGGATCTGAGTGTCTATGATGATTTCTCGGCTGTTGCTTTTGCGTCATACATCAAGGATGAGGCAAAGTTCTACGTCTTTATCAAGTTCTACATCCCAGAGGAGACTCTGAATAACCATCCCAATGCCAGGCTGTATCAGGAATGGGTGGCCGGCGGTCACATGGAGGTGTGTCCTGGTAAGATTATCAGTGCGGATATGATTGTGACCGATATCCTGAACTACAATGAGTATCTCAAGATCATAAAGATTGGCTATGACTCATACAAGAGTCAGGAGGTGATTAATTCTCTGCGTGCGGCCATTGCATCAGAGGGCGGTGATCCGGATAACGTGCTGCGCGCAGTTCCGCAGACCTACGGTGCGTTTACCAGTCCGGTGGAGAGCCTTGAGATTGCGGTGCATGATGCGGAGCCGCGCATTGTTTTTAATGACAATCCAATCATCCCCTATTGTTTTGATAACTGCTATCTGGATGAGGATACGCGGACCGGTAACCGAAAGCCCCTCAAGCGCAAGGCTAACCTTAAAATAGACGGTGCCATTGTGACTCTGATGGACCTGTGGCTGTTCAATAACACTGAGCGCAGGGTGTGAGGGTAACCTATGCGCCATTTTCGGGGTTTAATAAAAACAACTCCGATGAATCTATTTGGGTTTAAGATAAGCAGGGAGGCGGTTAATACGCCTGTGCAGGGCGGTGCCGGCACGCCGATAGCTGCTGCTAACTATCATGAGACTGTGGTTAGCGTCAACTCTCCGTCCAAAGCTCTCAAGGTGGCTGCCGTTTACAGGGCGGTGAATCTGATTAGTAACGGCATAGGTATTCTGCCTATGCACTTTAAGCGGTGGAACGCTCCGCGCGGCATTTACGTGACGGATTACACCACAATAGCCGGTAACCGCATCAACTATCTGCTGTCTGTCAAGCCTAACAGCCGCATGACGGCTTATCAGTTCTGGAAAAACACGGTATCACAGATACTGCTGGGCGGTAACGCTTTTATAGTTCCGCGCTTTAATATATATGGTGAGCCTGAGGAGTTCATTTTGTGTACTCCAGGCACCGTGATTTATGACGTGTTCACGAACAAATACACGGTGTTTGATCAGTTTAACGGCATCAATGAGACTCTGTATGCTGACCAGATCATCCATCTGAAAAACATATCCCTGGACGGATACTTTGGTATGTCAACAATTGCATTTGCCGCTAACGTGCTGGGTATAGCCGCTACCGGTGACCAGGAGACTCTGAAACGCTTTGCTACCGGTGGCCGCTTTAAGGGTTTGATCAGTAACAATAGCACTGTGCAGGGTTTTGGTAAGTACCAGGACAAGGAACTGGAAAAGAGTGCCAATACTCTCCAGGAAAAACTCTATATCCAGGATATTACCGCGCTCCAGGGTGATGTCAAGTACACTCCCATGAGTATGTCAAGTGCTGATATGCAGTTCCTGGATTCACGTAAGTTCACCATCCGCGAGATAGCACGCTTTTTCAATGTGCCGGCAGCAAAGCTGATGGATGACTCCAATACGGTGTACGGAACGGCAGAGGCTAACAATCTGGCTTTCTATGGTGAGGCTTTGCAGCCTATCATTGCTGATATTGAGGAGGAGTTCCGCGCTAAGCTGGTGGGCTTGACTCAGTATCAGAACTACAAATATGTGTTTGACCTGAGCAGTCTCTTTGCGCTGGACCGCAAGAGTCAGGCTGAATGGAATAAGAGCAGGCTGGAGACCGGTGTTGCATCGGTCAATGACCTGCGCCGTGAGATGGATACGCCTCCTGTTGACAAGGGCGGTGATGATGTTTATGTAACTGCAAACATTGTGCCTTTAGGTAGTGATAAGCTGTGGGGCACTACTAAGAAACCGGAATAACTATGCCACACAATGACCATACGCAAGATCCTGCTCTCCAGATTGTGACTCTGGATGAGTTAAAGCAGCAGATGAGAGTTGAGGAGGATGATGAGGATGCTCTGATCACTCAGTACGGCAGGGCCGCTGAGCGTCAGATCATAGGTGATACGCGCCGCTCGGTCAGTGAGCTGTGCGTTATGGGTTATCTGGAATATAACGGAGTTACGTCAGTGCCGGAGGGTATCACTCCTGGATTGGAGTGGTTCCCCTCCCCTCTGAAAGTGGCAGTACTGATGTTTGCCGCGCAGCTGTACCGTAACCGTGAGCCTGTGGCTGCCGGTGTGAGTGTGGCTGCTATCCCTTATACTCTGGAGGTGATGGTTAAACCTTATGTAAAACTGGCAGAATGATATCAGCGAGTGTACTTAATTTCCGTATCGGAATACTTGTGCCGGTAGTGGTGCGTGACGTGTTTGGCGCGCAGGCTATCCAGTATGAGTTTTTGCGTAAGGTCAAGGCTGATGTCAAGTTCAAGAAGGGCAGCCGCGCTCTGGATCATGGTGAGGTGTGGCTGCCTAATACCATTGAGATTACTACGCGTCTGCATAAGAGCATCACGGAACAGGTGCGGTTGCAGTGGGATGGTAAGGTGTACCAGATTGACTCACTGAACCGCGATCCGTTTGCAGGGAGCCTGACCATTGTTGCTACGCGTGTGGATGAGGGCACAGGTAATGAGGGAGGCGGCTCCGGTTCAGGTTCCGGTGAGTGAGAGGGTAACCTATGAGGCTTTTTAAGGGGTTTAGTAAAGAAATACAACTATGGAGAAGATTCAAAGAGAAATTCGCTCATACTGCGGAGAGCAGTACCAGCCGCGTCTGCGCGAGGTGGAGGGCCAGGAGAGCCGTACCATTGAGGGCTATGCAATAGTCTTTGGCGTGCGCTCTCAGCTCTTGTTTGACTGGTATGACCGCTATTATGAGGTAATAGAGCCGGGTGCCATAGATGAGGCACGTCTGCGCGAGATGGATATCAAGATGACTATCTTTCATGACAGGGAGATGCTGATTGCACGCTCAAACAAGGGCACCGGCACACTCAAGCTGACTGTTGATGAGATAGGCGTAAAATATGAGTTTGATGCTCCGCGCACTCCTGCCGGTGAGACCGCTCTTGAGCTGGTTAAGCGTGGTGATCTGGCCGGATCATCATTCACTTACTGGAGTGATGAAAAGAGCAGCGTCCATTATGACATGACTGAGGATGATATCCTGGTGCGTCATGTGGACCGTATTGACAAGGTATATGAGATGACCATTGCATCAGATCCGGCATACGTGGAGACATCGGTCACCGCGCGTGAGATTGAGGCTGCCGGCATCCATCTGCCTGACAAGGGTGACCTTGAGGGAGACAAGAAACGTGAGACTCCTGATGAGGCGGCTAAGCGTGCAAGAGAGAGACAGCAGGTTATTGCAGACCTGCGCAAGAGTGCAAGTTCCACAATTTATTGACAATAGTTTTAGTCGGTTATGAAAACAAATGAAATGTTCACAAGGCGTAACGAAATACAGGTACGTCTTTCTGCCATAGCTGATGCTATGGAGGCAGAAAAGAGAGAAATGACTCCGGAGGAAAAGACCGAGGCCGCTGCTTTGCAGCGTGAGCTGGCTGCTATTGACCTCCGCATCCAGGCATCTACCAATGTAGGTGTGCAGGCTCCCACAAAGAGCCGTGAGGTTATGTTTGATGAGTTCTTGCGTGAGGCTCTGGCCAGCGGTAAGCGCATGGAGTACAAGATCCAGCGTGAGGCCATCAAGACTACCACCACTAACGCGGATGCTACCATCCCTGTAACAGTGGAGGCTGTTATGAAACCTCTGGAGGAGGGCCTGATTCTGAACAAGGTGGGCCTCAAGCTCCAGACCGGTCTTGTTGGCTCATACGTCATCCCTGGTATCGGTGCTATCACCGCATCAGTAGCCGGTGAGGGCGTTGAGGTTGCTGATTCTGAGGTGACCTTTGACAAGCTGACTCCCTCTCCTAAGCGTCTGGCCGTCAGCGTCAAGATCTCTAACCAGCTCATCAACCAGTCTGCCGGTGTAGCTTATCAGGCTCTCGTTGACCAGGTACGCGCTGGATTGGAGCGTGTTCTTAATCTGCGTATGTTTACCTGCAAGCAGTCTATCAGTGACGGCTTTGTAGGTCCGTTCAAGGCTCTGGCCGCTGCTGCCGGTGTTTCTGCTGCCAATGTCAAGACAATGGCACAGAAGAAAGCCGCAAAGCATATCCTCTTTGCCGGTGAGACTCCTACTTATAAGGAGATCATGCTGCTCCGCACCGCTGCTCTGTGCAAGGGTGTTGAGTACCTGAACGGTGCTTATGTTATGGATGCAGCTACCGCAGGTGACCTGCGCTGCACTCCTAAGGGTGCCGGTGGTGGCCGTATGATCCTGGAGGACGGTTACATTGATGGTATGCCTGTATATGAGACCAATTACATCAACATGGGCACCAATAAGAACTATGTTGGTTTTGGTTTCTGGGGTTATCAGGCTCTCGGCCAGTTCGGTGACATGAGAATGATCATTGATCCGTACACCGCAGCTAAGGAGGATTGCGTTGTCATCACTCTGAACGCTGACTGGTCAATGACTACCCTGCGTCCTGAGGCATTTACCATTGGTGAGTGCGCCGGTGGCGGTTCAGGTTCCGGCTCAGGCAACTGATCTGATTAAATGCACCTGCTTTAGTCAAAGAGTGTATTTGGAGGGCGTGGGGGAGTTCCCTCACGCCCTTTTGTTTTAAGATGATTCTCTATGTATATCATTTGGATTCCATATAACGGTGACGGCGCACAGGGCCGTGAGTTGGAGCTGGCTGTGGCCGGATGGCGCAGGCATTTCCTGGAGGAGTACAGGATTGTGATTGTGGGCCAGCATATTCCGCGTATCAAAGGTGATGACATCCATATCATTGAGACGCAGCAGGTGGAGGAGATTCCGTTCATGTACACGCAGCATCTGGACTATGTAAACTGCATGAAAGCGTGTCATGAGGCTTATCCGCTGTCAGAGGGTATAATCTTTGCCGCTGATGACAATTACCTGGTGCGTGATATCACGTTTGAGGATATCCGCGCTCTCAAGTACCGTGATGATGAGATGAGGGTGGAGCCGGCAGGCGGCTGGAAATATGACCAGTGGCGCACAAGGCGGCTGCTGGACTCGCTGAATCTGCCGCACAGGAACTACACCACACACGTGCCGTGTTATTTCCGCTGGGATAGGCTTGAGAGCCTGTGGAACCGCTTTGACATGGAGCATGAGAGTTATGTGATAGAGAATCTGTATTACAACATTTACCATGCCGGAGAGCCTGCACAGCAGTGCAATGAGGTTAAGTTCCAGCTCTGCGCTCCGGATCAGTGGAAATATGTCCAGGATGAGATGAAAACTAAGACCTGGATATGTAACTCACCGCAGGGTTATACTAAGGAGCTGGAGCGTATTCTTTTGGATTATTATGGGTTGTTCTGATGGAGGATTTGCAAGGACAGCAGGATAAGGTGATTTTCAGTATGCAGAAACAGCTGGCCAATATGGATTGGTCACAGATTGACAGGAAAGCAACTGAGAAAAAGATGGTGGATACTGAACTGAAACGCGTGCAGAAAGCCACACAGCAGGCCGCGCGTGCTGCCCTGGGTGATGATAGGCGGCAGGCGTACAAAGGTATCAGAGTGACCAAATATAAGAGGATAATGGGTGGTAACGTCAATATCCTCTCTCCGCGTAAGGGTGGAACGTATGTGGTGGCATCGGATACGGCACGCATACGGAACCGCTACCGCTCTGAGCGCAGTAAGATGATGGCCAGCTATGCCGGTCCGTCACGCTCTTTTGTCCTGCGCTTTATTGAGGGTGGTACGGTGGTTAGAACTGCCGGCACAAAGTACAGCAGCAAAGGAGGCAGCGGAAACAGAGGTGCAATCACGGCAAAGAGCTACATGAGTACGGCACAAGCCGAGATGAGCCGCGCACCGGAAAATCTGATGCGTCAGATTGGATTGATTATGGATAAACAATTTGAATCATAATATATGGCTGATAAAACGTATATAGTAAAGCTGGCTGGTGACTCCAAAAGTTATCAGCAGTCTATGAGTCAGGCAACCAAAGCCCTGGATGATTACCAAAAGCAAAACCTGTCAACCGGTGCTGCTGTCAAGTCTCTGTCAAGTCTCCTGACAAAGTATATAAGCGTAGCTGCTCTTGTAAAGGGCGCACAGGAGGCTCTTACCAGGACTATACAAGGTAGCAACACTGCTGCGGACGCATGGGAGGCCACAATGCACTCATGTAAGGCTGTGGTGGATAATTTCTTTACCAGCCTGAGTACCGGTGATTTTACGTCATTCAACATGGGCCTGAATCAAATGGTATCTAATGCCAAAGCCGCTGCGCAGGCTCTTGACGCGCTGGGTAATGCGTCTATGTCATGGGGTTATTTCCAGTCCGCACGTATGGCAGACCTGACGGATCTGAGCGCGGTGGTGGGTGATACCAGTGCTCCGCTCTCTGAGCGTAAGGCTGCGGCGCAGCAGGTGATTGGCATCCGTGAAGAGTTGCAGGGGCTTGCATCCGGATATGAGGAGAGGGCCATAAAAGCAATGGCAACAAAACTGACGGAGGCCACAATGATTGAGTGGTCACAGGTGACGCGTGAGGATCTGGAGAAGATTCTGAAACTTGACCTGCTGCCGTCTGCTTTCTCTGACCAGAGGAAAGCAGAGCTGGATGCACAGTATAAGGAATATCAGTCACGTATGGCGGCTCTCAAGGCTGATTTTGAGCAGAATTACAAAAAAAGAGAGCGCGTGCAGACTGGTGTCTCTCAGAACGGTCTGCCTCTGTATTCGGTTGTGGACCGCACAAAGCCGGAGGATTATGCCAGGTATAACCAGCAGATGCGTGATTTGGCCACAGAGTACCAGGATGTGATCCTGTATAATGAGGCTCTGGTGCGCAAATCGGACCAGTGGCTCCAGGAACTTATCCAGATAGTCCAAATGGCTGATAATGCGGCGCGCTCCATGCGGCGCGTGAACAGTGCTGCGCAGACTGCTCAGGGTGTATTGGGATTACAGGAGGAGACGGCTCCGGTGCAGCGTTCATTCGGTCCGCTGCCGGCTATGTCTGGTATCACGGTTCCGGAGGTGAGTGGGCCGGCACTGCCTGACCGTCTGCCTGAGACGGTGGTGCAGCTGGATAATATGGCAAATAGTGCCAATAACGTGGCCAGCGGATTTGAACGTATGACTGCGGCTGCGGATGGTGTCAACTCCATAGGCCGCGCAGCTGAGCATCTGGGTGCTGCATTTGAGAGCATGGGTGGCTCCGGCATGGGTGCTGCCGGTAATATAATCAGTGCTGCCGGTGCCGCTGTTCAGGCATATACTCAGATGGCACAGGCTGCGTCTATGGCTGCTGCTGCTGAGGCGGCCACTGAAACGCCTACTGTATGGGGTAAGATAGCGGCTATCACTGCTATGGTGGGCG